TGCAATTGTTCTACTACTTCTGTTTCGGCCATTTCTTTGTCCTCCTTCAATATCCTAAATGTGGATTCTGTGTTAATCCCTTTTTCGCAGATAGTAACTTCATGCAACTCCATGTCTTGGATTTCGCGGTATGACCCACGCATCCCATCTGACTTGTTGACACGCTTGAATGCCTGCCCACCAATGGAGAAAGCCCGAAGGTTCCCTTTGCGAATCTCTGCAGCGACTTCACGAGCCTTCTCGATGTCGTTGCGTAATTTGATGACAACGAATAATCCTGCGTCATCAACTTCTGACTTCCAAACTCGGCCATTGTTGTCTGTATAGGTAGGGACAACATCACCGACTTGGATGTTTGAGTGTGCGAGTTGGACATTCCGATATTTGTCATTTGACATGAACTTACGGAATGCTTTGTTAAGTGCTCCGGTTGTGATGAGGTCTCCTTGCTTGTCAACGAGTTCAACACTGGCATATCCTGCGATAACGAGGTCATCAACTGCGGTTGCTTTGAGAAGCATAGCCCCTGATGGGCGTGTTTCGCGTTGCCTCTGTTGTGCAATTACCATGCCACCAACACCCCCACACTTTGTCATACTATATGATACGACCTGTAATACCACTGATACTACACTGTAGGTCCTGGTGGTTCCATTTCAAGGGTAGCCTCTTGAGCAGTCACTCGAATCTCCCCTATTTCTCCCTCATCAGTTTCTACTGATTCAGTAAGTGGGCGAGGTTCTCCTGTCATTTTCGCCGGTTTCTTCTTTGGTTTTTCCTCTTTGTCCTCTTCTCTTTCACGCATATCATAGTCCAAAGTATTCTCATCTGATGTAATCTCTGTAGGTCCACGAGGTGCGCTATCAGGAGTACCTAACCCAATACCAAGACCACGCGCTCCAGTCCATGTGGCTTTTTCTTTCAACACATCATCAATAACTGTCAATGCTTCTACAAGTGTTTTCTTAAAATCTGCATGTGGTTTCAGAATCTGCTCATCGTCTTGTTTCTTGGGTTTTTTCAACTTAAACCCGACTTCATGACTGCCATCTTCTTCGACTTCATCTTCATCTCGCCCCTTATCTTCTGTATCACGAGGGTTGTAATCCACCTTTATCAGACCTTTAAGTGTCATTCCAACAACAGGTTCCCAATATGGACGTACACTTTCAGCCATATGTATAGCATAATCACTATTAGATAAGTCATTCAATATACTTGTAGGTGCATGTAATGCCCACCCATTGTCCCATTTATCCATTTTATAGACAATAGTATCTTGTATTGCGTGCATATGGATTTGGATATTATTTGTATTCACAACAACATCATGTGGGTAAATGATAGGCGCATATGACTTAGTTAGTGTATTCAATGTGTCTACACTGTCTGTTGCTTCTGTAGTAGATTCTCCAAGAATCTTAATTGGTTGCACATCATATACATCTTCATCGTTGCGTTGCTTGTGTGATACACTGGATATAGATATTTGCACATAATCTCCTTCATTGAATGGTTTTCGCTCTCGCAATAGTGTCCCAATATCCATGAACCATTTACCTTCATATTCCACTGCACGATTTTCTAATGATTTGGCCTTTTGGGGATTGATAGGCCCAATACCTAAACGATACATGTATGGTCCACGCCCTCTTCTATCCAAGATAATGACATCTAATTCGTTTTCTTTGCGGAATAAAACCCATTTTGGATGCCGTGGTTCCCCTTTCATGTATGTTGAAATCGCATCACGCAATAAGATTCCATCATGTTCCTCGTCTTCTAGATTAGACACTGCTTGTTCTAATCCATCATCATCGGTTCTTCGTGTATTGAATGGGGCTGGCATCAATACTGCATCAGTGCTTTCAAATTGCGAACGCAATCGTGCCAATCGGTCTTTGAGTGGTTCTTCATACAAATCCCTATGTCCATGACTTAACAAATCCATAACAGTAATACCGTCTTTTGATACCATAACATCTAGACAGAAACTGTCGTCATTAGCATTTACAAGACCATGACGCATATCTTTTGACAACTTACAGTTTGACCCATCAGCATATACAGCGGATACTTTTTTGCCTTTCTTATGAACAATGGCTCTCTTACCCTTTGTCCATGTTGATACTACCCAATCACCACTAAATCCTCGTAGATTGGTTAAATCCGACAGTGAGAATATACGGTGTGCGGGTTTAATTGGTTTAATGCGAACATCATCTTTCAACAAATCTGGATTAGTTAATGCTTTCAATAAGTTAGATACTGTTGGGTTATCTTCACTTAATTGGAATGCCGCGCTTTCGCCTGTATCTGTCATTTTCTGATTCTCAGGTCTGTCTTCAGCAGACGGAGCAGATATATGAGTATGGGACATAGGTTGCATATCAGGGAATACTTGCTGTAATTCATCCATTGGAACATTCAGATATGGTTTTCTTTCATTAGCAGGTTCACCATTATTGTGCAGAATAGATGGTTCTCCATCCATTAAATCAAAACCTACACCAAATGTTGGTGCCATTTTCCACCCATACCTCATTCGGTATCCTTGACTATTATAGACACTCATGGGCAATGACTTCATGTGTGTTTGGTGTTTTCCTTCTGTTCCTTGTGGTAGGAAAATAGATGCACCTGTAGGCATATCATCATATGCTTGTGGTTTTTCATTATAGTTATCTAATGTTTCATCGGACGCATCAATACCATGTATGTGGTCATCATCCCAATCACGATGTTGTGGATGTGCGCGTAATACCAATTCATTTGCATGTGCCCATAATGCAAGTGCATTCACATGGGCTTGCGACCAATCACCATTTTCATCAGGGCCAAATGGGTCAGGAAGTTTATCATCCTTAAACTGCTTACGCACTTTTTCAGCCAATGACCCAGCGGCATTACGGACTAATCGTTGTGTGGATAGTAATTTGGATGTAGTATATCCTCTTTGTGCGCTAAGAAAGCCCTCTTCATAGGGCTGTGGTTTAGACAATAGTGATAATTCTTTTTCTTTACCTTCATACCATTCTTCAGGCTTACGTTCTTCTTCAGGTGCTAATAGCCAATCTTCTAATTGCCCTATCAATTGTTGCTCGCGATGAATATGTGGGAGTGGACCAACAATAGATTGTTTTGCTTCTTCAGATAACTTATGTTTGCCTGACCCTCCACAATTCGGACACTCTAATGCTTTTGGTTTCTTAGTTGGTTCTTTCCCTAAGTCCAATAAATTGGGTTTAGATGGTAAGTTAAGTAAATTAGGAGTATCTGCCTTTTTCAAGTCTTCAGGGTCTACACGGCCATCACCATGACATACAGGACATTCAGTTTCCCCACTTTGTAAGGCATCTAATGCATCCTGTCTAAAATCAAATGCTAAACCTGGTGCAGGTAGTACTTGTTCCCCTGTTTTGCCTCCCCAGTTGACTTTTTCAGGATGGAATCCTGGTCTTGCATGCCCAGGCCCTCGATTAGCATTGTATAGATGCCATTTGTGTGGGTCTTGTGTTAGCCATCCTGTTTGTTCCGATGATTTTCCAGATTCTCCAGGTCCCAAACCAACTGATGATGGTGGAATTGTAGCATCAGGAGAACCAGCAGAATATGTTTCACTCGCAGGTGCAAATAATGGAAGTGGTTGTGGGTGTTCTTCTTCACGCCCTAAATCGGCTTCTAGAATAAATTGCAAAACACGAGATATTGGGTCTGTATTTGATGGGTCTCCTGGAATCAAATGCAATCCGTTTTCACGAGCATATGCATTTAGGTCCTTAATCCACCCATCTAATCTATCACTAGAAGGCCGTAAATTACCAGTACCAGTTAAACCAGGTATTTTTTTGCCAGATGTGGCTTCGGCTGGGTGTTCATTGAATCGCAAAAATAGAGCATTCAACAGACCTCTACGTTTTTCATCTGCTCTTCCTCTACCACCTGTAGATAATATATGGGATAGTGTTTGTCTTATTGTATAATCATGAGGGTCAATTATAGATGTTTGTTCAGAATCTTCTTTATCTTGATACAATGACTTTCCTTGTAGTCGCAATGGGCCACCAGGTCTTTCACGACCAAATACATCATGATAATCTGGCTCCCAAGATGATGCTAATTGTGCCCAATGGCGTGTATTACCTGCTAATAGATTAGCATTCCCTCCATAATCATATGTTTCTCCAGGTTGAAAAGCAAACATACCCATCAATGAATGCATTGCATCACGAGGCTCTCCAACAATTGGAGCACTAATCTGTTCCAAGTCCTCACGCATTTCATATTGGTCTTCTCCTAATTCACTACCTACTTTAGATGGCCATATTTTGGGGCTTTGTTTCCAAGGCTCCTCCCAATCTCCTACAGGTATTGTTTGCAAACCACTCTCTTTATCAGCCTGAGTGAATAAACCATGCCCATCAGGGTTCCCCCAATCATCAGGATGAAACATATGATGTAATTCACTAAGTGGGTTAAGTTGGTCGGCTGCATAACCTCCACTTGCATGGTGTTGAGACATGAATAATGCATATGGAGACATTCTTACATCGTTAGTGTCTCCACCCATAAAGTGATACATATTCACATATGGGCCTAATGCATTCATTACTTGCTTGCGTCGTTCAAACTCTTCAAACATATCTTGGCCACGCGCTTTAGCCAAAGCGTGTTGGTTTTCATCAAGTATAGGACCTAAATAATCTTCAAACTCCTGAACAGATTGAAAATTATCATCTTTTACATTATGACCATGAGACTGTATATTAGATTCAACAATATTACCATCTTCATCATATTTATGTACATGACGAGGCAATTTTCCTTTATGTACAGGGTCATTTATCAGCATATCATATAGTGAATGTACTCCTGCTTTCTTTTGTTGATTCATCCCTACACGTCTTGGGTCAATTCCCGTATCATGATGCGCTCTCAAATCCAATAGAGGGTGTGCGTCTTCATGGTGTTCATCATGTATCCAAATACCATCATCATTGAAGTATCCAAATGCGGGCTGTCCTCGCTTTACACCTATCGTGGGGTTATCAGCCTGATACACCATAACTTCTTTCAGCGCTTCCATATATCTACGGCGCATGAAGTTCTCTTTTTCTGATTCATCACCAGGTAAATAATAGGGAGACGGAATGCCACTAGCCGCAGCATCCATACCACGCAATCTGTGTATTCCTTCTCCTGATGCAAACCTACCTTTCCAATTGCGAGTCAACCAACCATGTGGAATATGAGGGGTGTTTGTTTCGACACTATTACCATCAATATCCTTTCTACTAAAACCATGATTGCTCAAATGTTGAATTACATCATCTCTTTGATGAGGCTTCAACCATTCAAGACCTAATGCATATCCTAAGAATCCTAGTGAATGGTCTCCATCATCCTCACCAAGTGGGTCAGGTTCTTCACCCGCCCATACTTTTTGATATTGTGATAAATGTGCTTCTCGTTGTTTTATTGGGCTTGCATCTTGAATTGCTTTTGGGGCTTGTGCTAACCATTCATTGAAATGTTTTTCATATAATTCAGATGGTGCGTGAAATCCTTGTCCTTCCAATCTGCCCATATGTGTCGCAGAGTTATGCCATGACATTTTTTGATGTCTCTCATGTTCTTTGACACCTGGTTCTAACACACCATGATGATAATTGGATATATTACCATCTTCAGTTTGATAAGGCAACCAAGATTGAAGTAAAGTCTGCAACCATTGTGGTTTGTCCCATTCACTATTATGCATCAAAGGAGATATATCCCAAGGAGATATGGAACCATATGCAATTGATGCATCACTATTTACTATAGATGGCCATGACGTATGTGATTCACGAGGATTATTGTGTCCATTAGTAAATCGTGATAATCGGTCAATCCACGCTTCATTTGATAGGCCTGTTTGTTCACTAGTTAGTTTTCGGAACTTCCCATGCGACCACTTTTTGGCCTTTAATAACAAATGAGATGCATAATCAAATGTATGATGGGCATGGTGTTTCCTAAATATTCCATGTCGTTGTGCATTCATCTTAGCAAACTCATAGTTTGCTGCGGCATTTTCTAGGTCTGCTCCGTCTAACAATGACTGATATAAGTCATATTTTGACCGTAGTAGAAAATCATAAGGTGTTTCTCCGACCATACTATACGCCCCCTTCAAAGGCGGCGCGATAGGTCCTCAACCTTGTCTACCAACGCATTTACACCAAACGGGTTATCTTCCTTCCATGCACCAAGCAATTGGGTATCAGAGGATTTTCGCAATGCTTCTGGTTTATCGCCGCCACCATCATTCACATGCATACCCAAAGTAGAACCAGTTTGGTGTGGGTTCGCATTTGCATGATAATTCAACCCTGGTGGGTTATCGTCCCTAACAAGTTTCTTTTCTACTTTTTCAGGAGTATCTGGTACATCACCATTGGTATGGTAATGTTGCGCTCGAACATTTGTGCCACTTACATCTTCAAAATGAACATCAAGATTGCCTTCATGTTCAATCGCTTTCTCTAGATTCTTGGCTTTATTCAACAATTCTTCATATTCGCTGGCCTCACCAGGCCCTACAGGAATAGGTTTCATTCTATGCTCACCTCTGGCATTGGAACATTGGCCACATGACCAAGTGATTTTGCTTGAGTTGCTAGACTATGAATCTCATTCCAATCCATTTCATAAAAATCTTGATTGGATTCTGGCACATTGAATGCCTCATCAGATTCTTCAGTGCCCTTTACAATTGCATCATTGCCTCGTAGTGGGTCGCCCCACACATCTTGAATGGCGGGCGTATCAGCGCGAACAAAACCTGCACGCTTCAATAGACTAGCGGGGTTAGATAGCATTTTACGCAATTGAATATTTTGTTCACGAATATTTGACAAATCGGAATCCATACGTTCCATCTTACTAATGAGTGCGCTCATTAGTTTTTCTGCTGGATTATCATCTGTCATGATTTCACCTCAAAGGCGCTGTCCAGGAGACCGTTGAGGTTGCATTACTCCACCTGTTCGTGCGGGCATAATTAGGCCCTTTACCATTCGGTCTCGGTCTGCTACATCCATTACTTGTCCAGTTTCTGCAAATTGCATTACAGGAACTCCACCCGCATATCGGTCATTTGGTCCGCCAATGAGTGCATCATCAGCCTTTTGTACGATACTCCATAGGTCTTCGGAAAGATATGAACTAGTATTCTTTATGACTGATAAACAGTCATTTGCAGTATTTGCATCACCGTCTGCAATCGCTTTGTTGAAAGCCTTGATTGCATCCTCCAACTTACGAGCCATCGGGTCCATCTTTGAAAGGTCTACACTGGCCATTGGTTGACCTGACAGTAGCCCACCTATTCAACTTACCGCCCATAAAGGCCGGTGTCGGGTTCTTTATCCCCAAGTGGGTTAGATGCTTTTTCTTTTGCAGATTGTATTGAATCTAATGCTTGTTCTATAGGAGTTTTATCATGTCCACGCTGATGTTTGTCTGATTTTGGGGCACCTGATTGGGCACGCTCATCCTTAACTCCTGAAATGCGATTAGGTCTTGAGCCATCTACTTTTTCAGAATCGCTGCCACCACCAACAGGGTTCAATGCTTTCATCATAGCGGGGTTAACTCCGGCTACTTGTTGTTGAGGCATACCAGGTTGCATACCAGGTTGCATACCAGGTTGTTGAGGCATACCAGTCATTGGCATACCAGGTTGCATACCTGGTCTTTGCATTGGGTTGCCACCTCTACCCATTTGAGGGCCTCCCATACCACCAGGCATACCACCAGGCATACCACCAGGCATACCACCCGCTGGTGGTGGAACTTGTGGGTTTCCAGGTGCTGGTGGTGCTGGGTTCTTATACACAAATCGAATATCCCTATCTCCTTCTTCCTTAAGTTCTGGTTTGAATCCAAGTTGTGCCATACGAGATGCAATGTTAACTTCCATTTCATCACGACGTAGACGAGTAACTTCATCTTCTTCTTCATTTGGATATAGACTGAGTTTCCAATCATTCACACCCATTGCTTTAAGCAATTGTGGGAATAAATTGCGTGTGTATATCTTTTGACCATATTCAACTGCACGATTAGTTACTAGAATCTGCATCCCTTCATTGGATAATCCACCACCTTTACCTGTGTCTTGCATAAAGATATTAGATACACCAAAGAATGCTGAAATACGCTGACGCAATTCTTCACGAACCTGTGCGTATTGCATCTCATCCATTGTATCCATGAACTTAACCCATTCAACGCGTCCACGACCAGTAGATGATTCAACACCAACCTTTGGTACATAATGCGGGTCTCGTTCCATTTTCTCTTCTATTCCTTTCCAGAACGATGCAGTAGACTGAATGTTATCTGTAGTGATTGCAAGAATACCACGAGGCATTCTACGTTTGGAATATAAGAGATACATGTAATTGTCCATTGCTGTTAATGTCATGGCTTGTCGCCACATTGTTGCCACTGGACTACGACCATACAACTTGGTTGGATTGAACTTAGATATATGCAATACTTCACCTTCAAGATAGTATTGTGTTTTACCACTACCTGCCGTATTAACAAAGTGAACATCTTGTAGTGGTAAATGACACACTTCACAATCTTTGTAATCTTCAGTATGAGAATATGTTTTGTTGCGATGAATGGGACATACCTTGTATCTTCCACCACGCACGCCACGTTTATCAGCAACAATCCGAATGAATGTAGGGTCTCCACGAACCAATTGTTTGACACGAGTAAACTCAATATCGCCTGACTCTTCATCTAAGTAATATTCTTTCTGTAATATCAAGAATGCATCATCAATAATATTCAAATCAAACTCAATTTCACGCAATACATCTAATGCTCGTTGGTCCATTGTATTTCTTTGGTCAAACAACCATTTTGGATATACTACCTCATCTGGGTCTGGGTCGCGTAGTTCACTACCACATAGATTGCATTGCTCAACTGCATGTTGGTATTCTTCATCACATTCAATACATTTCTTTTGGAACTTCTTTTCCCAATATAGACCACGACGGAATATCTCTTGTACTAGTGTATTGATTGTGGTTCGGAGAATAATAGATTCCTGAGTTACTGCAAATAATGCAGGTATGGTAATACCTTGAACGAGAACTGGTTCTTGAATACCGCTTTTCCATAGCGGCATTGTTGGTGCAGGTGTTTCTCTACGCTTGAACGGCTTTGTTAGTGCCGACAGAAAGCGTTGGATACGGCCTTCTTCAGCCATAGGCTGCACCACCTTGGGATGCAGGACCTCCTCCAGTTAATGCATCCTCAAGAATCTGTTTAATTCGTTGAATATCATATAGAAGCCTATCAAAATCTGCACTTTCTTCATGTGGGTCATATTGTTTCCTTAGCCCTTGTGCAATCATGACAATATCATCCATTAGATAATGTGCAGTTGCTAACTGTTGTTTTTGGTCATACAATGGTTTTGATTCTTCTTGCTCTGGAGGCTGCCGTTGTTCCATTTGTGTATTGTAATCTTGCCATGCCCCTACCCATCCTTCACCATCTAAAGGAGCATAGTCTTCCCATTGGGGCTTTTTAGGGCCTAATGGTTGGTTTTTCATAACAACCCATGCGTAGTTTATTGGATTCAAAGCATCCCCTCCGCTTGTATTCCTAGACGCATAAGAGTTGGGTCGCGCCATGATTCAACATCCTCCGCTGATACACCCCACTCGGAGAGTAGTTCATCACCTTTCGTATCTGACCAATTTTCCCATTTCACCAATTTTTCTAATTGAGAGCGGCGTTGTTTAGCGATATCTCCGGTTCGTGGTGTATCTATATATTCCAATACTGCTTTGGCTTGTTCCTTTTTCAATTGTAAATGTGGGATGATACCTTTCAATACATCTCGCACATCGTTTTTGGAATAAAATTGTAAGCGATGTTGTGAGCGATTATTTTCCTTATACACTTTCAAATCCAATTGTAATACCCCACATCCCATTGTTTTGTGGAGTTGTTCACAATGGATACGCCCACGCTGACCTGTAGCAACTAATCCAACACGAGGTTCACCACGCTTGGTGATTGTAATATATCCATCAGCATCAATAAATCCGGCTGCGTATGCCCAAGGGTCTTTGATTATCAAATCACCATCAGATTTGTGAATCATCCAATGGTTCCGTTTGACTCCTTTGATAATACCAAGTTCTTCACCATATGTTTTCAATAAACCACTAAGTTTCTGTGGTGTCATTTTCTTTACTGCTTGACGATTTGCCACAAGATTACTAACAATTGAACGAGAATCCATTTGACCATGCTCTTCTAATTGTGTCGATGCCAATGTGAGCCAACTCATATCAGATTTATTCAGACTATCTAATGTGTGTAATGTGTGAGTCCATTGTTTTCGTGCATCATCACGAGCATCATGGGCACTAACCCATTCTTGTTTTTCAACAGATGTCCATTGTGAGCCATCATCAATCATAGAATCAATGCGTTCATTAGCCGCTTCCCAAGATAAACACGCTCTCAATAATGACGACTTGCGAGTTTCACCAAACTTCTGTAATGCTTTCAAATTACGGTCAGACATACCTAATGATTTGATAGTGGATTCATGGCCTTCTGCCCATGATAATGAAGATATAGTATTATCCACTTCTGTTTGTTTCATCAAACGAACAGCATCAATCAAATCATCAATGTCTTCCTTTACCAATTTGTTTTCTCTGCGAGCGCGGCGTAGGTCTTTCACAATATCCTCCGCACTCTTACCAAAATTATCGAACCAACCAATAGAAGACTTAGCCAGTGGGCCTGTAGTTTGTTCTGGTTGTTCCCCACCTAATTGTTGTGCTAATTCTTGAATCCGTTTTTGCTCATCTTGTTGTTTGTCAGGAGTGTCTTTAGGAGATGCACTAGGAGATAAACCACCTTCTCCTTGGCTAGTAGTTGCTGGATTATCTGTATCATCTGGTGGTCCCATAATAGATTGTCCTTGTTGAGGTGGTGCTGCTTTCATCAATGGGTGTTGTGATAATTGACCACATAATTCGATAATATCTAAATCCATACCTGTAGTATCGAATGGGATGTCATATTCATCTCCCGCTAGTAAACTACCCCACATGTATTACATCTCCAATATCGTTGATGGCCATAAATCTTCTAAATCTACTATCCTCCGTAGTAGCCCAATGTGCTAACGCAAGAGCAATCACCATATCGTCATGTCGGCCAATACTTTCTAATTTACCTTGTTTTGACATACCAAACAATAACAACTCCGTTTTCAAATCTGCAATCATGCGTTGAGAACGCTCATCCCCAATGGGCATTACCATTTGTTCACGCTCAAACTTAAGCACTAATCCCATCAATAATGACTCACGCTTTGTTTTAGATGATATGAATGTCTTGATTGGTAAATCAGTATTGGCTCGCAATTCAGTTGCGAATACACGCTGGAAATGGTTGGCTTCAAGTTCAATCACTTCAGGTCTGAACTTACTATTCAATCGTTGAATCTCCATAATTTGTGTACGGAAGTCCATTCCTTTACGCCGTAATATATGTACAATCTCTAATTTGTTAGGTTCAGATGCTGGTTGGCGTAATACCATCATCACAGTATAATCTGCCTGTCGGTCAGATGAAATCGCTGGGTCCCATCCAATGAAATATTGGTCATCATCTTGCCCTCCTTCTATTGGTGCCAATGCACGGTCATACAGAATATGATTCCGAGATTCACATGGGGCGAGGACACTAGATGGGAATAAACTAGATGCGTCGTCAATTGGTTCACATAGATATTCACGAGTAAATGCAACCGCTGGCATATCTGCTCGGCGTGCATCTAATGCTTCTAAGTCCCATCGTTCTGGCCACAATGGTTCCCCTTGAGAATTGATAGCGGGGAATGTTTCTACTTTGTATCCTGGTTTCTGTTCTAATTCTGTATAAAGGTCAGTTGGTGTAAATGGTGTTCCAACAATCATCAACTTTGATGTGTGGTGCAAACATGGAACTAGAACTTCATAGAACCATGAAGCAACACGCTTCAATTCCGTATCTGTGGTTCCCCATAAAATGTCATCACATAGAATAATGTCAGGGTGAGCACCACGCACACCACCACCGACTGATTTTGCACTGATGCGAGAACCATTTGTAAATCCAAAGTAAGTCTTTGCCCATGAATCACGCTTTTTCATTTTTGCTAACATAGGAATACTGTCAATCATATCATTGAGGAAACGCATATGTCGAATAGTCTGGTCAAGACTATGGCTGAATATCATTGCATCTGTACCTGGGAAAAAACATACTCTCCACAATAGAAATGATAGAAAACATACAGACTTGCCGTGGTCTCTTGATGCTTTTACACAATAACGATTATGAGTTTGTAGATTATCTACCCATTGAGCATGGTGGTCTGCAAGTTGCCAACCACAAATATCTTCAAAAAAGAACCCAAAGTCCTTTTTACACATTTCAAAGTCTATCTCATGGATGACTTCTTCAAGATTATCCACATACTTCACCATCCCTTAAGGATGGCCTCGATAGATGAGTATGTATCAGAACTGGCCTGAATAGCCATTGGGTCTTTCACATTTTGTGCTGCTGTATTTGTTTGCCCTCCTACTAATCCAGGGCCTGTTGGTCCTGCATAACCACCTTGCTGCTGTGGAGGTTGCTGTTGCTGTTCCATACCCATCCTTTGTCGCTTCGCATCTTGGACTTGTTCAAACATAGCCATAGCATCTGTCGCTTTTTGGCTCGGTTGCATAGGTTGTTGTGGTTGCTGTTGTTGTTGCTGACTGTCTGTAATTTGTTGAATTGCTGTGGGGTCAGCGGTTGCTACTTCTCCTTGCTGTGGTGGCGTTCCACCAGGTGGAGGTTGCTGCTGCTGTGGAGGTTGCTGTTGCTGTGGAGGCTGTTGCTGTGGAGGTTGCTGTTGCTGTGGAGGCTGTTGCTGTGGAGGCTGTTGCTGACCACCTGCGGGTGCATTACCTGCTGCTGCAGCATTTGCTTGTTGCTGCTGACCTGCTTGATTCCATGCATTTTTGACTCCACCTACTGCTGCAGCGCCTAGATTCTTTACAGCACCAAACGCTTGGCCAACTTTACCCATTACTCCTCCACCTTGTTGGAAGTTTTGTGCTTGTTGTTTTGCTGCTCCTGCTACTGCTTGACCACCTTGTTTAGCAGCATCTCCTGCAATACCGGCCAATCCACCTTCACCACCCATTACTGGTTGATAATTTGGATTATTCGGGTCTTTCTTTGCTCGATGTGCTTGATACATTGAACCACCAAGACCTGCTAATGCTCCTGCCGGTCCACCTGCCATACCACCTGCTACAGTTGCACCAAGATGTCGCAATCCACGACCTACTGCTGGCGCTGCACGCTCTTTAGCCCATGTTTTGAATCTTGAACCTAGACCTGGTTTCTGTTCTGGTGCTGCTGGTGCTGGATGAGTTTCTTGATGCCCTGCGCTTTCAGGGCCTTTGGCTCTACCACCCATACCTTGAGTATAATCACCAGGCTGGAATCCAAGACCAAGTGGGTTTTCTTGCATATGGGATTG